TTTTTTGTAAAAATTTTAAATAAAAAAGGGAAATATTAATTTATTTCCCTTTTTTATTACCAAAAAAGGATTTTTTACAAAATCAACATATTTATTATGAAAACAACTAAAACAAATGAGTAAAAAATCTATGGTTGAAGAAGCTTTGTTACAAATTAAGAGTGTTGAACAAGCTATTAACAAAAATGCAGAAGGAATACTTTCATCAACAATGAAGAAAGAAATCAGTTCTCTAGTAAAAGAATCTCTTATGGAACAAGAGGAGATTGAAAATCCTGAAACTACCGATGAACCTATGGAACCAGAAATGATGTCTGAACCAGAAATGGGAAGTGATGAACCAGAAATGATTGATGGTGATTCTGCTGACATTGAAGGTGAAGAACCAGAAATGGATGATATGGGTGGTATGGAAGATGATGAAATGCCTACTGATGACGAGACAGTGGATTTAACCGGAGCGTCAGATGCTGAGGTATTAAAGGTATTCAAAGCTATGGGTGATAATGACGGAATTGTTGTTACAAAGGACAACAATGTTATTACATTAAATGATGGTGATGATGAATACATAATAAAAATAAATGAACAATTAGAAAAAGAGAACATGGAAAAAGAATTAGAAGAAATGTTTAATGAAGAGTGGGAAGATATGGATGATTTCGACTTTGAAGAAGAAGAGGAAGAAGACGATATGTCTGATTTTTTTGATTCTGAAGAAGATGAAGAAGAACTTTTTGAAATGGACGACTTCGATTTTGAAGAAGACGAAGAAGAAGATGAAGAAGAAGATGAAGATGATTTTGATAATTTTGGTGGTGATGAGCTTGAAGAAACAATCTATGAGATTGAAATGGATGAAGATGCTTTCGGAACTGAATTAGAAGAAATGATGTATGAATCTAAATCATTCAAACCAAAAGGTAATGTTGGTAAAGTTAAAAAAGTAAATTATACCTCAAATACTAAAGGTGGATTTGACGAAAAGAAAAAAGAAGCATTCGGTAAAGGTACTAAAGCTGTTGGAACCGGTAAAGCAAAGTTTGAGTACAAGGATGGTGAAAATCTTGATGGTGAATTTAAAGTAAAACCAAAAAAGGTTGAAACTAAAGAAGCTTCCAGATTCGTTAAACCAATCGAAAGAAAAGTTAAAAGAGGTCTAATGGCAGCGCCAAAACATTTAAAAGAAGAAGTTGAAGAATTAAGAAGTAAAAATGATGAATACAAAAAAGCTCTTGATTTATTCAGAACTAAATTAAATGAAGTTGCGGTATTTAATTCAAATTTAGCTTATGCTACAAGATTATTTACAGAACACTCAACAACTAAACAAGAAAAAATCAATATTCTACGAAGATTTGATGATGTAGAAACTTTAAAAGAATCTAAAAATCTTTATAGAAGTATTAAAAATGAAATCTCAAATAACTCATTAACAGAGAGTACTTCATTGAATGAATCTTTTGAAAGAAAGGTATCTAAAGCACCAGCTTCTGGATCCGCAGTAAATTTAATTGAATCAAAAACATATGAAAATCCTCAATTTATGAGAATGAAAGATTTAATGACAAAAATAAAATAAACTTAAAAAAGTAAACTTTTTTAAACAATCGTATATTTATTTATACATAACAATAAAATAAAGCTAAAAAATAAAAAAAATGGGAGCATTATTAGAATCAGGTCTTGTTGGTAACATCGGTTTAAAACACCTTAAAGTTATCAAAGAAGATACAATTAACAAATGGGATAAATTAGGATTCCTTGAAGGTCTTAAAGGCCACCTAAAAGAAAATGTAGCACAGTTGTATGAAAACCAAGCTTCTTTCTTGATTAACGAAGCAACTTCTGAAGGTTCAAACGGAGCTTTTGAAACAGTTGTTTTCCCTATCGTAAGAAGAGTTTTCTCTAAATTGTTAGCTAACGATATCGTTTCTGTACAAGCAATGAACTTACCTATCGGTAAATTGTTCTACTTCGTACCTCGTATCCAAGGATACCAACAAACTAACCCTACTGATGTTGCAACTCACTACTCACCTGTTGGTTCACCATCAAATCCAGGTACTAGTGGACTTGGAGATGGTTATCCAAATCAACCAGGTGCTTTCGCTAAAAATCTTTATGATTTATTTTACGAAGGTTCTGAAGCTAGTCTTGATCCAGCTGGTTTATTTGATTATTCAAAAGGTAAATGGTCTGCGGTTACTGCATCTACAAACGCTATCGTATGGAATAGTGCTGGTGGTTTTGACAATGCAAATGGTGCTTATGATGGTAAAAATATCAGAAAAGTTCTTATCAAACTTTGTGATTTCAGAACATTAGGTGATGGTGCTGGTAAACTAATCGGACCTGATGGAAATGAAGTTGATACTGAAACTTTCTTATCTGACTTGAAAATTTTCGCTAATACTGATTTTACAGCAAGTGGTGACACTTGTAATGTTGTTTGGGATGACGCGAATAATATTGGTAAACCATTATTATTTAGAGTTGTAACACAACAATATGGTAAAGGAATTGTTAATTATGGTCAAAATGTGAAAACAACTTTCCCTAATGACGGAAATGGTGGTTCATATTATGATATCTGTGATTCAACAGGTTGTATCTATTTAGAAGTTGATTTATCTTGTCCTGCATGTTTTAATTGTGGTGCTGATTCATTAGATGGTTATACAGGAACAACAATTGACACATTAGCAAATGGTGATTTTACAGCTGTTTATAGAACTTACGAAAACCTTGAGTTCGCTGACGAAATCGGTGAAGTATCTTTTGATCTTGAGTCTGTAACTGTATCTGTTACTGAAAGAAAATTAAGAGCTCAATGGTCTCCAGAACTAGCACAAGACGTTGCTGCATTCCACAATATCGATGCTGAAGCTGAATTGACAGCTTTATTATCTGAGCAAGTTGCTGCTGAAATCGACCGTGAAATTTTACGTGACTTACGTAAAGGCGCTGCTTGGAACTTACGTTGGGATTACAACGGATGGAGAAGATTGAACTTAACAACTTCTTATACTCAAAAAGATTGGAATCAAACTTTGATTACTGCAATCAACCAATTGTCTGCACAAATCCACAAATCTACTTTAAGAGGTGGTGCAAACTGGATCGTAGTATCTTCTGAAATTTCTGCAATCTTTGATGATTTAGAATACTTCCACGTATCTAACGCTTCTCCGGAGCAAGATCAATACAATATGGGTATTGAAAGAGTTGGAACATTGGCTGGTCGTTACCAAGTGTATAGAGATCCTTACTTCCCACCAAACACAATCTTGTTGGGTCACAAAGGAACATCTTTACTTGACACTGGTTACATCTACGCACCGTATGTACCTCTTCAATTAACACCTACAATGTATAACCCATTCAACTTTACACCGATTAAAGGTATTATGACTCGTTATGCTAAGAAAATGGTTAACAACCGTTTCTACGCTAGAGTAACTGTTGATGGTGTTCGTACATTTGATTTAAGAGAATTGAGATAATCAAAATCTTAAAAATATAAGGAAAAGGTCAGATTAATCTGACCTTTTTTTATTTATAATAAATTTTAATTTTAAGTATTACTTACTACCAACCTATGTAATTATACTTACTTTGTATTATGTTGTCTATCGTATTTTGGACTCATATCGTACCCTAAAAATAGGGTTTTGACCCCTATTAATCATATCTATTAGTGTAAATAAAAACAAACTAATAGAAATGAAAAACTTAAAAACAACAATCACAACAATCTTAATCAGTTTAATCACCTTCGTATCATTTGGACAAGATGAAGGTAAAATTTGGGTGACAATAAAAAATACTAAAGTTGTTCCGACAATAGTAGGTGATGAAGAATTGGTTTCATCTGACCCATCATTCAATAAAACAATGAAACAACTAAATGTTAAATCTGTTGAAAAGGTATTTCCATCATCAAGAACAAAAGAATTACAAGCGGTTTATGAAATAACTTGTGATTGTGACGAAAACCTATTAGGTAAAGAATTTAAAAGAGTAAAATCTGTTTCAAGAATTGAAAAAGCACCAAAATATGTTAATCTTGTTGAACCAAATGATTATAATTTGGTAACAAATGGTACTTGGGCTCTTGACTTAATTGGTGCTCAATCGGCATGGGCATTTACAAATGGTGACACTTCAATTACTATTGGTATATCGGATCAAAATTTCTATCCTAATCACGAAGAATTAATCGGTAAAATTAAACATTATGACCAAACAAACACAGCAACAAGGACACACGGTACGGCCGTGGCAACAATAGCCGCAGGTAATACCAGTAATAATATCGGATTAAGTTCAATCGGATATAATAGTTCGTTAGGACTTTATAGAATGAATTATAACGACGCATTAGTAGCATCTTACGCCGGTTGTAAGGTTATAAATTTAAGTTGGGCTTCAAGTTGTTCATACAATCCATACGCACAAGTAGCAATTAATGAAATATACAATAACGGAACATTTATTGTTGCTTCAGCGGGAAATGGTACGACTTGTGGAAACCCATCGGTTTTAGTGTATCCCGCTTCATATAGTAATGTTTTTTCTGTTTCAAGTATCGGTTCAAACGATTCCCACATTTCATCATATGGTACAACACATCAACATAACACTAAAGTTGATTTAGTCGCACCCGGATATAATGTACCATTAACAACATCTCCTGGTTTATATACAACATCAAATGGTACATCATTTGCCGCACCATTTGTTTCAGGAACTGTAGCTTTAATGTTATCTTTAAAACCAGATTTAACAATGAATCAAATTGATTCAATATTAAGAGTTACCGCGGTTAATATTGATTCCATTAATCCTCAATTTATTGGAACATTAGGTTCAGGTAGATTAAATTCCGGAGCGGCAGTTCAGAGTGTTTGGAATATGGTTAATGTTGTTGATGATGGTAATAATGGTCACGGAAACGACGATAATGGTGTTGACAACTCAAATCCTGGTAATGGTGGAAACAATAACGGTAATCACAATGGTAATAATGGTGTTTATAGTGATGGTGTGATGGTTGCTGGACAAGCATCTGGTAATAATGGTGGAAACAGAATGTCAGTTATAAATCTCGATAAACCAATCAGTGATGATGTGACTAACTATATGGTTGTTGATATGAGTGGTAAGCATGTTAATTTAGATGAATCACCATCAGGTATGTATTTTATAATCGACAATGGAATAATCGTTAAACGAATCTTTAAAAGCTAAAATTATGAAAAAATTATTATCAAACAATATCGGTTTATTTACCACAATTTTTCTAACTTATTTTTCTTTTTGTATGGTGTTAAAAATAATAATCACAAATGGTTAAATATTCATTTATTTTAAAAAA